GTAGCGTACAAACATTACATGGAATGGGAGCCAGACGCATTTATTGTGGAAGCTAAAGCATCGGGTGCGCCGTTGATTGCGGAATTACGGCAGATGGGTATTCCGGTTCAAGAGTTTACTCCCACCAGAGGGAATGATAAGATTGTAAGGGTAAATGCTGTAGCAGATTTATTTGCTTCTGGGAAGGTCTGGGCGCCGCCTACAAGATGGGCGCAAGAAGTGGTAGAAGAGATGGCTTCTTTTCCAAATTCTGATCACGATGACTTGGTTGACTCCGCTACTCAAGCATTACTTAGATTCAGAAAGGGTGGATTTATCCGCTTGGACTCTGATGAAAAGGACGAACTCCAAAGCTTCAGGCGCAAACGTGCGTATTATTAAGGAATAGATATGATAGATAAAAGTTTATATGAAGCTCCGCAGGGTATGGAGTCGTTATTACCGCAACCTGATATAGAAATAGAGATTGAGAATCCAGAATCGGTAAAAATCGGTATGGACGGGCTGGAGATTGAGATCATTCCAGAGGCGGATTCTGTTGGATTTAACGATAACATCGCAGAATATATGGATGAAGGTGAGCTTTCTACCATTGCGATGGATTTAATTGGTGATTATGACGACGATGTATCTAGCCGTAAGGACTGGATGCAGACTTATGTAGACGGGCTAGAACTTTTGGGCATGAAAATAGAGGAAAGAATCGAGCCTTGGCCTGGTGCTTGCGGTGTTTACCACCCAATGTTGTCGGAAGCGCTGGTAAAGTTCCAAGCAGAAACGATTATGTCTACGTTTCCTGCGGCAGGTCCAGTAAAAACGCAGATTATCGGCAAAGAAACCCCAGAAAAAAAGGAAGCAGCACGTAGAGTTCAGGAAGATATGAACTATCAGCTCACGGATGTGATGACTGAGTTCCGTCCAGAGCATGAAAGAATGATTTGGGGTCTGGGTTTATCGGGTAATGCGTTTAAAAAGGTGTACTTTGACCCAAGTTTAGACCGCCAAGTGTCCGTATTTGTACCAGCAGAGGACATTGTTGTACCTTATGGCGCTAGTAATATAGAAACTTCCCCTCGCGTAACCCATGTTATGCGGAAAACCGAGAACGAACTGCGGAAATTGCAGGTTGCTGGGTTTTATCGGGACATAGATTTGGGTGAACCTAGCAATACGCTAGATGATGTAGAGAAAAAGATAGCAGAACAGATGGGATTCCGTGCAACGATGGATGACCGCTACAAACTGCTGGAGATGAACGTAGATTTAGACCTGCCTGGGTTTGAAGATCTAGATGAAGATGGCAATCCTACGGGTATTGCGCTACCTTATATTGTGACGCTGGAGAAAGGCAATGCAAAAGTACTGGCAATCCGCAGAAACTGGCGACCAGAAGATAAGACCAAACAGAAAAGACAGCACTTTGTTCATTATGGTTATATACCGGGCTTTGGCTTCTACTATCTTGGCCTTATCCATCTCATTGGTGCTTTTGCTAAGTCTGGCACTTCTATTATACGTCAGCTCGTCGATGCTGGAACATTATCCAACTTGCCGGGCGGCTTTAAAACCCGTGGGCTGCGTGTAAAGGGTGACGATACACCTATCGCTCCGGGCGAATTTAGAGATGTAGATGTACCGAGCGGTGTGATGAAAGACAACATCATGCCGTTGCCGTACAAGGAACCAAGTCAGGTTCTGTTCCAGTTATTAAATAATATTGTAGAAGAAGGTCGCCGCTTTGCTTCTGCGGCAGATATCCAAGTTGCGGATATGAACGCCAATTCCCCAGTGGGAACCACGTTAGCAATCTTGGAAAGATCATTGAAAGTAATGAGCGCAGTACAGGCTCGTATTCATTACTCAATGAAACAAGAACTTCGTCTGCTCAAAGATATTATCCGTGACTACACCCCGTCTGAGTATGAGTATGAACCAGAAGAAGGTGATCGTCAGGTTAAGCAATCGGATTATGACGATGTAGATGTCATCCCTGTATCAGATCCTAATGCCGCAACCATGTCACAAAAGGTTGTACAGTATCAGGCTGTGATGCAGATGGCGCAGCAAGCACCTCAGATTTATGACTTAGCTTACTTGCACCGTCAGATGTTGGATACATTAGGTGTTAAGAACGCCAATAAGTTAATTCCAATATCGGAAGACTCTACGCCAAAAGATCCTATTTCGGAAAACATATCGGCAGTCAACGGCAAACCGCTAAAGGCATTTATCTCGCAAGATCACGATGCACACATTGCGGCACACCAAGCCTTTATGACGGATCCAAAAGTTATGCAGACTATTGGTCAGAATCCACAGGCCAATATGATCATGGCATCTTTACAAGCGCACATTGCTGAACACCTTGGGTTTCAGTATCGCGCACAGATTGAGAAGCAGATTGGGGCAGCACTTCCTCCCCCAGACAAAGAATTGCCAGACGATATTGAGGTTCAATTGTCTAGGCTTATTGCTCAGGCAAGCCAACAGTTGTTGCAAATCCATAAAGGTGAAGCAGCTCAGGCACAGAACCAACAGTTGCAACAGGATCCGCTTATCCAGATGCAACAGCAAGAACTTCAGATTCAGCAACAAGAAGCTCAGCGTAAGGCACAGAAAGACCAGGCTGACGTACAGCTTAAACAGCAGCAGTTGCAAGTTGAGCAACAACGTATTGCTGCACAACAACAGACGGAGCATATGCGAATTCAGGCAGATATGCAGAAGGCGCAACAATCAAATGCAACCAAGGCCGTAGCTGATCATACCAAGACGGTATTAAATGCGGCAATTGAGAAAGCTCGTTTGAGCAGGGGTAATCAATGATTGATAAAGCATTATCACATCTAATCAAAAAGATAGATGACAAAGTTTTGCAACTCCAAGAAGCACTGGGCGCAGGATCGGCTCAGGACTTTGCGGAGTACAAAAAGATGGTCGGTCAAGTTCAAGGTCTATTAACCGTCCGTCGAGATATCCTAGACCTACAACAACATCTAGAGGAATCAGATGACGAATAGTATCCTTCTGGCTACAAACCCAGACAACCCAGTAGTAATCGGAAGTCTATCCAAGACCGACGAAGAGAAAGCAAGTCAACTCCCCCGCCCTTCTGGGTATCATATTCTTTGTGCAATTCCTGAAGTTGAAAAGGAATTTGACAACGGTCTTATCAAGGCTGACGTTACAGTACATCACGAAGAAATATTAACCACTGTTTTGTTTGTGGTTGATCTTGGCCCAGATTGTTATACGGACACAAAGAAGTTTCCTTCAGGCCCTTGGTGCAAGAAAGGAGATTTTATTTTGGTTCGCCCTAATGCAGGATCCCGTTTAATCATTCATGGTAAAGAGTTCCGAATGATTTATGACGACACCGTAGAGGCAGTCGTGGATGATCCTCGCGGCATTAAGCGCAAATAAGGAGTACACAAATGGAAAATGAATTTAAGTTCCCCGATGAAATTGAAAACGAGGAAATCCAGGAAGTTGAGGATAAGATTGATATTGAAATCGAGGATGATACGCCCCCAGAAGATCGGAATAAAGAACCCCTTCCCGAGAAGATTCGTGAAGAACTTTATAACGATGAGCTGGAAGACTACTCAACCAAGGTTAAAAATAAGCTACTTCAATTAAAGAAGCTTGCCCATGATGAGCGCCGCGAGAAAGAAGCGTTTGCCCGTCGAGAGCAAGAGGCTATTGACTTGGCTAAAAAGGTTCTTGAGGAAAACAAAAAGCTGAAAAGTTCTTTGACAGATACGGAAAAGAACGTAATTGATTCTGTATCTAAAACAATTGAGTTAGAAATGCAGGATGCCAAGCGAGAATATCGTGAGGCGTATGAGTCCGGCGATTCTGAAAAAGTTCTTGAAGCACAGGAAAAGCTGACACAAATAGCAATGAAAGCGGAAAAAGTTAAAAATTTCCGTCCTTCTGCTTTACAACCCAGCGAACATGAAGTACAAATCGAACATCAGGTGGCGCAACATACTGCCGTTCGTCCTGACCCAACCGCTGTTTCATGGCAACAAAAGAACAGATGGTTTGGTGAGGATAAGTTGATGACTAGCATGGCTTTGGCTTTGCATGAGCAACTTAAAGAAGAAGGCGTTGCTGTGTCATCACAAGAATATTATCGTCGAATAGACGATACGATGCGTAAACGCTTTCCTGAAAAGTTTGAAAGCGACACAGAAAAAGAGCATCGCTCTGCAAAACCAAGCACGGTCGTCGCACCTGCTACACGTTCTACATCGTCAAAGAAGATTCGCCTTAATCAATCTCAGATTGCTATTGCGAAGAAACTTGGCCTGACACCCGAGCAATATGCTCAAGAAGTTATCAAAATGGAGGCTTAAATGGCTGACAATAAAACAACGAGAGAACTGGAAACCCGTGCTTTAACAGAGCGTCCTAAGCAGTGGATGCCACCTGAATTATTGCCGGAACCTGATAAACAGGCTGGTTTTGCGTACAGATGGATTCGTGTTTCTATGCTTAATAATGCTGACCCACGTAACCTATCGTCCAAACTACGAGAGGGTTGGGAGCCAGTTAAGCTGGAAGAACAACCAAAATTTTCACTGTTAGCTGATCCAACGAGTCGATTTAAAGACAACATTGAAATTGGCGGGTTACTACTTTGCAAGACTCCAGAAGAATTTGTGGAACAACAGCAAGATTATATTGCTCGTCAGACCCAGGCTCAGACGGAAGCTGTAGATAATAACTTAATGCGTCAAAGTGACGTTCGTATGCCGATCTTCCAAGAGAGGCGGTCTTCTACCACGTTTGGTAGAGGTTCTAAATAAACGGAGATTTTAAATGGCTTATCCTATTGTTCCAGCCCCTTACGGGTTTAAGCCGCTGAATCTAATTGGTGGTCAAGTCTTTTCAGGCTCGACACGTAACCTACCTATTCAATATGGTTACGCCACCAATATTTTCTTCGGTGATGTAGTTGCAATTACTCGCGGTTTCATTACGCG